ATGTTGCCGACCTCGAGCGCCAGGTCACGGAGTTCCTTGCCGAGGTCGGCGCACAAGTCGAGGCGCTGCGGCGCCTTGCGGAAAGCAGGAAATGACTCAGGAAAAGCAGAAGCGCCCCTACACGCGCAAGATGAAGGTCTACATCGTCACGGATCGTGACGGAAACGAGCGTCTGGTGCGGGCCTACACCTCGGCCGATGCGCTGCGCCATGTCACGCCCACGTTCAACGTGACGCCCGCCGATCAGGACGACATCATCTCGCTGATGGCCTCGGGCGTGGCGGTGGAAACCGCGGGCATCCAGGAGCAGGAACTGCCGGCAGGTGAAGCCGCGGGCCTGAGCGACTAAACCACAGGGGCGGTACGCCGCCCCGGAGAACAACCATGACAGCACTTGTCCCCGTAGACCAGATCGAGCGCATGGCGCTCGCGGTCGCCAAATCCGGCCTGTTCGGCGTCAAGACGCCCGACCAAGCGATGGCCCTCATGCTGGTGGCGCAGGCGGAAGGCATGCACCCCGCGATTGCCGCCCGCGATTACCACGTTATCAATGGCCGCCCAACGCTGCGCGCCGACGCCATGCTGGCCCGTTTCCAGCAGGCCGGCGGCAAAGTGGAGTGGGGCGAGTACACCGACCGCAAGGTCGTCGGCACGTTCACCCACCCGCAGGGCGGCAGTGTCCGCATTGAGTGGACGACGGACATGGCCGTCAGCGCCGGCCTGACGCGCAACCCGACGTGGAAGTCCTACCCCCGGCAGATGCTGCGGGCGCGGTGCATCAGCGAAGGCATCCGCACCATCTACCCCGGCGTGGCCATCGGCACCTACACGCCAGAGGAGGCCGAGGACATGGCCCCGCGCCCAGCCCGCGACATGGGCGCTGTCGAAGAGGTGGCCCCGCCGCCGCCGCCGGCAGTGGACGTGGAAGCTCTGGTGCGCGACATTGACGGCGCCGCCACGCTGGAGTTTCTGGAACTGCTGCGCCCGCAGATGCGCCAGGTGCCGAAAGGCCCCGACCGCGACCGCGTGGTGGCCGCAGTGCAGCGCCGTGCAGAGGAGATCCGCGCTGAGCAGGCGCCCGCGCCCGAGGCGGAAGGGGGTGCGTTGTGAGTGCCGCCAGCCAACCCCCCGATCAGCACCTGATCACCCCCGCCCAATTGGGCATCCGCTGGGGCCTGAGCCTGCACACGCTCAGTCAGTGGCGGGCCAATAACAGCGGGCCGGCTTACCTGCGCCTCGGTGACGGCGAGCGGCCGCGCATCAGGTATCGGCTGGTGGACGTGCAGGAATACGAGCGCCGGCAACTGGAGAACCGGCAGTAATACGTAATACACGGCACGGCGAGGCAGGGCACGGCACGGCCAGGCGAGGCAGGGCATGGCACGGCTCGGCAACGCACGGCATGGCAGGGCGAGGTACATGGCACGGCGTGGCGTGGCCAGGCATGGCGCAGCCAGGCACGGCGAGGCAAGGTACGCGGCTTGGCAAGGCCCGGCGTGGCGTGGCAAGGCACGGCAAGGCAAGGTACATGGCTTGGCAGGGCAAGGCTCGGCAGGGCAAGGCTTGGCGCGGCAAGGCAGGGCAATTTCTGCCCGAATTTGAGTGTTTTTCAACCAATGGAGTACAGTGATGAAACTGATCGACATCGAAATTCGCGGCATTCAACCGCTTCTCATGCACCGTTTTGCGGAGGACGCGGAGACGGCCAGCAGCAGCAAGGCGCGCGGCATCGTGCAGGACAGGGGCACGCCCCGCGAACAGGCCGAGAAGGTTGCCTACCGGCATCCTGACGGCACGTTCTACATCTCGGCGTTCGCCATTCCCAACGCTATCGGCGCGGCCGGCGCGAGCTACAAGATGCCCGGTTCGCGCAAAAGCATGCGGTTCATTGTGCCCAGCGCAATCCGCATCTTTGAGCCCACCATCACGGTGATGAACGGCGCAGGCCCTGCCAAGGATTTCGAGGTGGACTCGCGCCCGGTGACGATCCCCGCCACCAAAGGCCGCGTCATGCGCCACCGCCCGCGCTTTGACTGCTGGGGCCTGCAGTTCAGCATCGGTGTGGACGACACGTTGATGAAAGTCAGCGACGCGCAGATGCTGCTGGAGCAGGCCGGCCTGAGCATTGGCATCGGGGATTTTCGTCCTGAGAAGCGCGGCCCGTTTGGCACGTTCCGCGTGACCCGTTTTGAGGAGCTCGCAGAATGAGCGCCGCCCGCGAATTCCTCGCGGGCCTGTTCCGCCCCGCGTCGCCCGAGGTTCTGGCAGCGCGTGAGCTGGACGAGGCCCGCCGGCAGTTGCTGGCCGCAGAGTCCGCTGCGGAATACGCGGACGCGATGTGCGCTTACCACCGTTCGCGGATTGAGCGGTTGCAGCGGTATTTGAAAGGAGAGCAGGAATGAAAGACACCGGAGGACCGGCGTTTCCCGTGAAGACGGCGATGCTCGATTGCACGCAGACCGGCATGACCCTGCGCGACTACTTTGCGGCGAAGGTGATGGAAGGGATTTGGACAAACAGTGAGATTCTTGCGACTTTGAAACGCGGGCAAGAGTCGAAAGAAATTGCTATGTTAGCCTATGAGCAGGCCGACGCCATGCTGAAAGCGAGGCAACCATGACCACCGAAGACAAAATCCGCCGAGTGCTGCACCCCGAGGCGCACGAACCCATGCCGTACAACCCGCGCCTGGGGGTGGGCTGGGACCAGCAGGGCAGGCATCCGCAGGCTGCGGAGCCGTGCGTCGATCTTGATGAACTGGGCGTGCGGTTGCCCGAGCCCGATCCGTGGTGGCCCTACATCCTGGGCGCAGTGGCGGGACTGCTGGCGCTGGTGCTGGTGTTTGCGCCGTTGGGGAGGTGAGATGAAACTCACACCATGGTTCCCCGGCAGCGTCAAGCCGGTGCGGGTTGGCGTGTACGAGCGAGAGTACGGAAACGGCTGGCATAGCTACAACTACTGGAACGGCAAGGCATGGTCCAGCCCAAGCCCGGTTCCCAAAGGAGCTGAGATTTTCAAATCCTTTCGCAGTGCGTACCAAAACGTCCGTTGGCGCGGGGTGATGAAATGAACGACCTACGAACCGCCGCCGCCATCCGCGCCCGCACCCCATGAAATGCCCCATCTGCAGCACCTGGGCCATCAGGCTGGAAACGCGCAGCAATGCTACGCACAACACCGTTCGCCGCCGCTACGAATGCGGCTACACGCACCGATTCAGCAGCGTCGAGCGCGTGGTGGCGTCCGTCAGTACGACCAGATCGTCGGCTCCCGCCGCAGATCAAGGTGCAGGAACCGACCCGCACCCTTCTGCTGGACGCCGATCCCCGTGAACCCGAGCCCGAGCGCCAGGCGCAGCAGATCAACGGCGTCGCCGTCCTGCACCCCGAGGTCTGCCGCCAAGCCGGTGGCGTGCATCCCGGGGTGCGCCTTGGCTTTCTCAATGGGGTGGTCGGGGCACCGATAGCCGCTGGTCACGCGCAAGGGCTTGCCGTACTGGTGACGCAGCGCCTGCAGCTTCTCCATGAACTCGGGCTGCATCTGCTGCCGGCCGCAGTGGCGGCAGCGGAATTCGGCCTCGGTGAAGTTGGGGTAGCGCGACCAGTCCATGCCGCTCAGCCTTTTACTGCTGCTTGCGCTTATCCCACACCGACCAGCCCACGCCCGCCGCGGCCGCAGCGCCGCCCACGATGGCGTTCACGGTGTCGCCGTCCACGCCCCACTTGACGGCAAAGCCGCCGGCAATCGCCGTCAGGATGTGACGCACCAGCGCCTGAATGATCATCGCGTTCATTGGGTACTCCTACAGGGGCCGTGGTTCCTTGAAGGCCGACGCGGGCACGGCCCAACAGCCCCCGTCAAACCACGCTATCGTAACCCGGCCGTCAGGGCGCAGCGTCCAGCAGCCAGACAGGCGCTCGCGGCCCTTGTACAGCAACGCCCACAGCGCACCCCGCTGGCACGGGCCAGCCTCGTCGTGCAGTTCAAGGCGCTCGTCATTTGCCACGATTTCCGCCACCACAGCGGCCTGCGCCGGCAGCGCCAGCAGCAGAGCCAGTGTGGCGGCTCGGGTCACTTGCTGCCCCAGTGCGTAGCCACCCACGACACGGCACCGCCCAGCATGGATGCCATGGTCATGCCGGCCCACAGGCCGCCCTTGGACTTGTTGGCCATCTCCAGCAGCGTGCGAATGTCAGTCTGCATGGCCGTCACTTGGTTGCGTAGCGACGTGACCTCGGCTTCCAAGCGGCCGAATTCTCGGGGGTCGATCTCGGTCATGGTACTGCAAGGGCGTTGGTGGATTCTGGGGCTAGGGCATTTGCGCCCTGCCGGGAGATTTCGCCGATGGCGGGGGCAATAGCCGCGCGAGCGGGAGCCGACCAAGTGTTGGGACTGGTGACGATGTTCAGCAACTTCTGTCGCTCCGCTGCCGGCAGGCCGTTGAGCAGGTCAAGCATGCTCTGGTTGGACTCGGCGGCTTTGCGCACCATGTCAATGGTTTTCTTGTTGACGCGCTTTTCAACGTCAGCAAGGCGCATGTTGGTTGCTGTGATTGCCGGGCTAAACCAGTTTGGCAAGCGCAACTTGGCGCGATTGGCCTCCATGATTTGCGCAAGCTCTGCCGCGCCGCCGCCTGCCTTTTCTGCCGCCAGCTTGTCCATTT